CTAATACCTTTTCTACATTTATCTTCTATTTCGCGAACAGACATCATGATATCATCAGCAAACATCATGGGATCTAAATTATCACCTTCAGCTGGAATTGGATACAATTTGGTTCTCTTACTCTTTTGGTATGGAAAGCCTAAAGATGTATTTCTATTCATTTTATCTATGAAAGTAACACCGGCAGCTCCATTAATGGCTGTAAAGTCATCATAAACCATAAGTTCTCTTTGTAAAACAGATTTGGGTATAGCTTTTAATATGGATAGAGTGAATTCCTTTGTACAAGAATCTAAAATATCATTATCAAAATTAGCAGCTGGACGAACCATCTCTTTCAAAGCTAAATGCCAAGGTCGCCAAGATTTCAAGTCGGGTTTTGTATATTTAGTGGAATATCCTTGTTTTGATAGCATAGGATTCATAGGAGTATTCTCCACTCGGGATTTTCCGCTAGATCGAGAAACATCTAGAGAACCATAAACCTCAGCTAATCCAGTATCTATAAACCGTGCCTCACTTTTATGATGTAAATCAAGTAAATTCACTTTTTTAGAAGGTACGTCTAATACAACAGGTCCATCATGAACTAAACCACCAAATTCAGCTAAATGAGAACGTAGCATATTTTGAGTCAAGACAGTAGATTGGACAACGTTAAAATTAGAATTACCCAAAAAATGGAAACCTAAAATAATTGGACCCTGGGGGGATAAACCCACAAGGATGGAACCACAATCACCATTCTGACCAGGTATCTTAGTGAGGCCCTCCCAAACTTGATATGTCAAGCTGGGATTATCAGCCGCTCTTGATTCTTTTCTAATTAATCTCTTTACATCAAGGGTCTCTAAATTACCATCATAACCTCTCCTAACATAAAAACCATCAATCTTAGGTTTTACATCTTCAATAGGAACCAAATCTAACATATTCTTAAAAGGTGGTAAACCACGCAATCGAACAAGGCAAATATCACTATTTGGAATTTTCACAAAATCACTAAGACCAATAACAATTTTCATATTATTATGAAGTGAATTGCCAAGAGGTCGAAGAATTATATTAATAGTAAAACTGTAATCTGGTACCATATGACTATTAAATAAAAAAATGTTTGAAGATATACAAAAAGCCCTTGCACGATTAAAAGCACCATCATTACGCTCAATTACATAAGATATGCAATTAGCACCCACTCTTTTAATTAAATTTTCACGAGATAATTGCAAAAAAGAGGAGGTAGAAGATCCTAAATCAATTGGCGATAGTTGATAGGCATCATTATACCAAACGTTATTCTTCTCTTCCTTAGAAACCGCAGGTCGCTGACCCGTAGAACCTTGGGGTTCTGTAGTCCAGGTTTTAGATGAACAAAACAATTTAGAATAAATTTTGTATAATCCTAACAACGCAGTTAAT